GGAATCGTGGGTTGCGCGTTGATGGGGAATATGCCTCACGCGTCCGCGACGAAATCAACGTGGCGATCAAGGAGAAGCTCAGCGTCTTCTCAGCGGGGTTCAACGCCCGGTCCGGCAAGGAAGTAGAAGCGCTTTACCGGGCAAATGGCTACAACGATGCCATGTTTAATCGCACTGAGAAGGGGGCGGCTTCCTTCACCGAAAGCTGGCTGGAGACGAATGAGATAGGGGAGGCTATCCTTTCGGTTAGAAGATTGGAGAAGGCTCGTGACTCATTCATGTCCCCCCTCATCGATACGCATAACATTAACGGCAGGGTTCATCCAATACTTAACCAGTCCAAGTCCGACGATTATGGAGTTGCAGGAGCAAGACTTTCCTGTTCGGATCCAAATCTTCAAGCTTTTCCCAAGCGTAACATGGACGTGGGAAGAGTCGTACGACGACTTATCGTCCCTGATGAAGGCCTGCTCCTTGAAGAAGCCGACGCCCGACAGCAAGAACCCCGATTATTTACTCACTATTCCGAGGACGCTGCACTACTTCACGGATACAGAACCGGGGAATTTGATATACACGATCGTGCGAACGAAGTCTTGGGGCTTCATGACCGCGATCGAGCCAAACGGCTCGGCATGGGGATGCTCACTATGATGTCGGCGAAGACGCTGGCGAACCACATGAGGTGTTCAGTTGGGGAAGCAGCGAAACTACACAATCAATTTCTCCACGACGCTTTCCCAGCGATACGCGAATTCCAACTCGCCGCAGTCGCGAAGTTCAAAGATCAGCGCTATGTCCGATCTATTCTTGGGCGTATTGCTAGGTGCGGCGATATTGCTTATTCTTATCGCGCTGTCAGCCGAATTATACAGAATTCTGGTGGCGATCACATAAAGACTTGCATGCTGCGGGCGTTCCAGTATGAAGACGCCTACTCCGACCGTGTTCAGATGCTGCTGTCGATCCACGACTCCGTACTGTGGCAGCGCGACCCCGGTCACCCGAATACGGAGTTGGTAAATCTGCTGGAAAACGTGGCCACGGAGTTCAATCTGATGGTACCTATTCCCTTCGACGTGGGGACCGGAAAAGATTGGGCTAGAGCCTCTTACGGCTCGAAACTCGATCGGTACGAAGCTACCCTTGACAGCCCGGTCGCGGCATGATATACTGGAGGTACGGTCATGAGAGAAGAAATCACACACGAATTTGAAGGCAAAGTCCGCTGGACCGGCGAAAAGCAACGCATGGTTGAAACCACCCTTCCAATATACGGGGAGTGTTATAAATACTGGCTCCCCAAGAAATGCACCGTCGATATGAATGAGAGCGATGCCGAGGGGAACTTCATGTTCGTGGTCACCGATTGGTGGATGAGGAAAGCTCAGTTGGGCGATTTCCAGGTGGAGGACCGATGACACGACGGTTAAATGACAATGAGTATAATCAGCTCATGTCCGACGACAAGGTGCGTAGAGCAATGCAGCTCCGCTGCGAAGAAGAACGACACGAGTACGAAAATTGCTGCTCGATGTTTATGCAAGTTTACCAGCAGTGTAAATGGTGTGGGGAACGCAGATGACATTCGGACGCGTTAGCGAAGCAGCAATTAAGGCCCAGATGGTAAAATCGGTGCGACTAGCAGGCGGTTACGCTCGCCGCATCGAGGACCAATTTCTCGTCGGCATGCCAGACACTATCCTTATTCCATGGGGATGCCCAGTGTTCTTCGCAGAGGTGAAGAAGGTACGGGGGCTGCAACTAGCCCCTTCACCGCGCCAGTACATCGAAATGGACCGGATAAACAAGGCGGGTGCGAACCACGCCATCGCTATTCTCGTGGGGTGGAAAGACGAAACATTCTACTTCCACGAGACTGCCCAGATCGCGAAGCTAACCGACTGCTTTTCGGTGACGTCGCGCGTGATGGATTTCAACGAGCAACTTATTCAGTTTTTCCACGGGAGACTAGCAAGTGAGAAATAACTACAAGAAGGCACAGGAAGTACTACAACGAGCAGCAAAAGCAGTAGATAGGAATACTCAGGTTCACGGCGACACTCAGCGTTCATTTGATTTCATAGCTCAAATGTGGTCAACTTACATCGGTCACGCGATGGCTCAGCGAAAGCAGGTGGCCCTAACTGGATTCGACGTGGCCAACATGATGATTATGGTCAAACAGGCACGTTCCATCTACGGTCAATCGGTGGACAACCAGATCGATATAGCTGGTTACGCCGCGATCGCCGCCATGTTAAACCCTGTGGAGCAATTAGGTGATGAACTGGAGAAGGCGCTGGGTCGTGGCCATGAAGGAGAAGAAAGTGAAACGAAGTCTGTTTGAAAGCGTCGGCGTTCATTGCATCGTAGACGGTCAATTCGGTTCCACCGGAAAAGGAGCGCTAGCCTATTGGCTCGCCAAACAGGCGATTAGAGAGAGACACCAATTCCAAGGGGCCATCTATTCAGGTGGTCCCAACAGCGGGCACACGTTTTACCACGAGGACGAGAAGCACGTCCTAAAACAGCTGCCATCATTCGCCGTCGCCACAACGTTGATGGGCGGACAATGTTCTGCCTACCTTTCGGCGGGGGCGGTTATCAATCCAGAGATTCTATTCGCGGAGGCCGAAAAGTACCCGAACGTGAAAATATACGTTCATCCCAACGCAGCGATCGTGGACGAGTGGGCCAAGGAGGCGGAATCGGGCACCAATGCGCCGGGGGTAGCAAGTACTATGTCTGGAACAGGTGGCGCTCTGATACTAAAGATAGCGCGGAGCGACGAAGCAATATGGGGCAGCAGGTCAATGAGCCACCCCAAGAACATCACTACCCTGAAGCACAACTTGCACCCCGAAGCTGAGTTATACTTTATGGAAGTGTCGCAGGGGTTTAGTCTCGGGATAAACTCCGAGTTCTATCCGTACGTGACCAGCCGTGAGTGCACAGTCATGCAGGGCCTAGCGGACGCTCGTATTCCAGCCCGCCACCTTGCCCGTACTTACATGACGATACGCACGTTCCCAATACGAGTGGGCGGGAACAGCGGCGGTTGGTATGACGATCAGCTGGAACTGGATTGGGAAGATTTGGGCATCGAGCCGGAATTGACCACGGTTACGCAGCGACAAAGGCGGATAGCGACATTCTCGTTCCATCAGTTCACAGACGCGCTGCGGGCAAACGATCCCGACTTCGTGTTCGTCAATTTCCTCAACTATCTAGGTTCATCGGAGAAGCAAGATGAGTTCCTCTTTCGGATCAAGGATCAGCGCGATGAAACGGACAAGTGGTTCGAAGTCATCGGGGGGTACGGGCCGAAAGTCGAAGACATCTTCTATATCGGTTGAAATACCGACATCACTCGCGCTGCTCGAAGAAAGGCTGCGCGAGTTTTTTCAGGGAATGATATACAAGCTCGAGATGAATGCGCACAAGCGCACCCCTGAAATATCCGATATACCGAGCATGACCGAAATGCTCCGGGTGGAACTAAAGGAGTTCGTGGACCAGTTTGAGGAAAACAAGCACGATGTGAATACGCTGATTGAACTATTTGACACGTCCAACTTCGCATTCCTCATATTCGTAGCGTTGCGCAATCAGGGGCACGCCGATTGGAGAAACACACCAGAAAAGGAAATCGACTAATGGAACCGCGATACTTGGGGGACGGCGTTTACGCGTCAGTCAAAAATGGTATGATTATGTTAACCACGGGTGACCATGACGAAGTTAGATGCGAACAGATAATCTGGTTGGAGCCTGAGGTTGCCGTTGGGCTAGGAAAATATATCCAAGAAACCATGGCGGAGTACAAGTGGAAATGACTGAGCTACTGATAGTAATATGCATCGTGTTGGTACTGCTCCCGCCGAAATGGGACCCGGCGATTCGACTAAAAGAGTGGGGGGAACGCAAATGAGTGAGTTACTTGAGGTACAAAAGGCGGCGCTGGAAGCGTCCGACGGCAAGCGCGGATTCGGCTTCTTCATGGAAATGGGGCTGGGCAAGACGCTCGTAAGCTACACGGACTTCCTGCGGGAAGTCGAGCGGGGCGAGGCTCACCGAAAGGTAGTAGTGTGCCCCAACTCATTCAAGGGCGGATGGCGCGATGAAGCAGCTAAGTTTGATCTTGCTGTTCACGTTCATGTTTATAATAGCGGTGACGATACTGGAAACCTGGCTTTTCTGCGACGAAGCTTCGATCGTCCGCCTGTGTTGATTGTCAATTACGAAGCGATACGAAGTCACAAGACGCAGGAATACATACGGCAGTTCATCCACAACAGATTCTCATGGATCACTTTCGATGAGAGCATCCAGCTGAAGACGAATAACAGCGCTCAGACAATAGCCGCTATAACGCTGTCCAAATATTTTGACTACAAGCGCATCATGAGTGGGAAGCCTATTACCCAAGGGCCACACGATTTGTGGGGTCAAATGCGAGCAATAGGTCAGCTGGACGGCAAGAACTACTACGCCTTCAAGACCGCCTTCTGCCGGATGGGCGGGTTCAAGATGAAGCAGGTGATCGGGGCGCAGAATGAGGAGATCCTATACGGATTGATTAGCCCGCACGTGTTCCGAGCGACTAAAACGGATTGGACCAACTTGCCCCCCAAGCTCTACTCGCAGCGGGAGTATGAGTTGCCGCCGAATATGAGGGCTATGTACAAGCAGATGGAAAAGGATTTTGTTCTGTGGCTGGACAAT